AAATCAAAGATGAAGAAACAGCTGCAATAACTAATCAGCTGCTAGGTATTCAAGACAATGTAAATACTATTCAAGCTTTAATTCTATCTGGTGATATGGAGCAAGCTAAACAGCTTGCGGAAAACTCTCGTATTGAGGCTGGCAGAATTATAAGTATGGGCGGTAATCTAAGCCAGCAACAAGCCGCTGTCAGATCTATTGATATAATGTTTTATGGTCAGCAAGCTGATATGGTTGCGAATCAAATGATTGCCGCAGGTGAATTTGATTTGCTTGATGCAATGGCAGAGTCCTATCGCGGCAACCAGATTGTAGAGCCAGACAGGAAAGTTGTTGTTGGCGGTAAAGAAGTAACATTAAGAGAAGCTCTTTCTGCAAGAGGCATTACCGATCAAACAATAGCGGAGATTCAAGACGCGCAAGTACGCGATATTATTGCTGCTGATATTCGTACAGTTGCTAACCAGTATTCATCAAGACAAAGCCAAGACGCTAAGAACTCTTTATTGCGCTCAGAATTTATGAATCAAGTTAATGGTGCCTTACATGCTGGCAATGGCTCTAAAACTGAAAATGATATGCAGGACTTTTTTACTGCTGGTGGATTAGACCCAGAAACTATTTTAGGTGATACAGGGGTTTCTCAAGCGCGAGACCCGAACTCTGCTTTGGGTAAATTTTTACGTAATGGTCAAGTCTTTCCAAGCGCAATGGTTAAAGCATTCAATAATGTTTATTCTGGGAAACCAACAACCACACAAGAACTTAGTAACCTGCTTACATTGTGGGGTACAGGCTCTATGGGAATGACAAAAGATGGCCCTGTTGTAAATGCTAAATTATCCAATGAAGTTAATTCCTTTTGGAAAAATGTGAATAATTATGCTCTATCTTATGGGATGGACGCTGCCAATGAATACGCAACATCAATTACGAAAGGCTCTACTGTTGGAGAAGATTTGCAAAATGAAGCGCGTAGGCGTTTAGGCAATCCTAATAAAGATGCATATGCCCAGATTAAAGATAGAATAATAGAAGAAGATTTAATTGACGATATGAATCCATCGGCAATACGCCGTTTGGAAACTATAGCAATTCGTGCTTACGCTTCTTTGCCTCCAGAAGAAGCTGATGAATATTTACAAACTGCTTATGAAACAATTTACGCTCCAACAAGTCTGATTATGACTCCTAATATTATGGGCGCAAAACGTGTGAAGCGTTCTGAATTTGCTCCTGAAAGATTTTACCCAAGCGGTGAAATCTATGATCAATTTGAAGAAATGGCAAATAGGAAAATTCGTACAGCTAATCCACGTTTAACACTTGGCGATAATGCATTTTTATATCCAGCACCTGACTCCACAAACTCTTCTGTTACATGGCAAGTTCTTGATCAAAATGGCAGCGCTATTATGAACTCAAATGGCCCAATATATATTAAGTCTCAAATGATCAATCAGAACTCAACAATGGCTGCTAAGTTTGGCGCAGCAATGCAAGCTAAAATAGATGCTGCACGTGATTTGCGTACACGTGAAATGCAGATAAGCAAAATTGTCGATAATCAGTCACCTCCTTCAATAAGTGACATACGTGAAGAAGTTAGACGCAGAAAGAATCAAGAATAATGCCAGTTACACTGGAAAATGCGTATACTCCACCGCTTGATACTGGGTTGCTTAATGCTCCTTTAGATGCTCCAACATTTGGTCAGGCATTTAAATCTACATTTGCGTATCAATACAGCCCATTACTTGATCGAATTGAAGAAGAAAGTGTTTTTGGAAACAGATCATTTGATCCAGATTTTGATCCATTCACACAAGCCGCAGGATATGAGGAATATTTAGGCCAGATTGCAAGAGCTAAAGATCAGGAGCATTTAGATTATATCAAACGAAATATTGATGAGCGTTTATTTGAGAAAGATGTTTTAACACGTGCTGGCATTACAAGTGGCGGTGTTCTCATTGCAAGTTTGATTGATCCATTAAATATTGTTTTTGCTTTACCTATCTTCGGCCAACTTGGTTTGTTAGCAAAAGGTGGCATGACTGTACGTCAGGCTGCATTGGCAAGTGCTAGAGGTGGATTTGTTACTGGTGTAGCCTCAGAGGCTATTCGTGCGCCATTTGACAAAACAGTTACTGATGAAGAAGTTGCATCAAATATACTTGCAACAACATTTTTTGGTGGCGTTATTGGTTCTATTCCATCTGTTGCGCGTGCTGGATATAACTATGCACGTAAAACTCAGTCTATGCGAAACGCACAGTTTCAAGGTCGATCTTCTCTTAAAAGAGAAATTGATGGATTTACTATTGAGCGTGGTGATAATAACAGCCGTTTGCCTGTTTCATCTAAAATAAAAATTGAAGAAGGCAATACAGGTAAGACAGTTAATGGAAGATATGTTCCAGCTTTATACAATTCAAAAACACAAACTGTTAAAATTGATTCTGAGTACATCAAGTCAACATTTGATAAAGCGCCTTGGACTAAGCCAAAAGTTAAAGGTGTTAAACCACTTGCAAAAGATGCTTTTAAAACTCCAGACGAGTGGGTAAATTTTGTACGTAATCATGAGATTGCTCATACTATGGTGCGTCCATCTGATCTTGGAATAAATAAGAAATCACCTACAGGTGTTGCTGATTATGAAAATGCTATTAATGAAATAGCTTTAAAAGGCAATCCACAGCAACCAATAACCACGAAGAACAAAAAGATTACAATTGATGATACTCAACTATCAATTGAATTTGATCAACGTCCGTGGATTCGCGCAGAAGTTAAAGGTGCCACTCCTTTAAAAGAAACAGACTTCCTTACTCCTGATGAATGGGGTGAGTTTCAAGTAATGCGTTCTATTGTCCGATCACAAAACAAACGCGTCAAAGGTGAATCAGAGGCAGCATATGTAGATCGTACTAACAAAATAGCACTAGATCGCTCTAGAAGCGGCCTTGAGTTAGAAGAGACTCCACTTACTAGGTCATTAGCATGGAAGATGCTTACAACTCCTAGCAAACGTATATTAGAAAATGGCACAAATTCTATGAAGGTTTTTGTGCATCGTATGGTTGGGGTTGAACATATTTCAACAAAGAATCTTTCAAATGGGCAAGCAACTACACAGTCTGTACACCAACAAGCAGAAACACACATTGGAACATACGTTACCCATGTAAATGTGATGCGTGATCTTTGGGCAAAAGACCAGCTTGGTAGATCAAAGGGAGCTGCAACACGTGTATTTGGTTACAACACAGATAACATTGTTGCTAAGTGGAGAAATTCAAAAACATTTGAAGATTGGTATTCAGCTGTTAATGAGGCTCGTTTGCTTAAACAGGCTGGTCAAGGTTTTAAAAAATACGATGGAACATTTTCTGCTGACTTTAGACAGGCAATGGTTGAAATCGATACATTCTTTGAAAAATTTAGAGATGAGTTAGAAGCTCTTAACCTCATAACCAGTGTACAGCCTTTGAAAGATAGGAATGCTCGTATCCAGTTGGACATTGAATATATGGAGCGTATGCAATCAGAGCGTGGGCTAACGGCTGGTCAAGCAAAACGCCTTGAATCTATGAGGAAGCAAGTTGAGTTTAATGAAGGTCTTATTAAAAACTCAATTACAGATAATTACACACTACCTATTTACTATGATAAAGCTGCTATTGCAGCTGATGATAATATGCGTAAACGTCTTGTAGACATTTTTGAAGAGCATATTAAAAACAATCCCGTTGTTAGCTTTTGGGATGATAAGGCGCAAAAGTTTATAGAAGTAGATCCAGCAACAAGAGCGGAGCCAAGAAAGATTGCTGAAGATGCTGTTGCGTCCATCATGGAAGAGGGCGATCAGATGCTTGTTGTTGAAATGAGTGGAATCCCTAAAGGCAAACATTTACGTCACAGACAAATCGCAATACCAGAATATAAGATAAAAGACTTTATAATTAAGGATATGCGCGTTGCACGATCTTATGCTGCAAGAGTTGGCAAGCGTATTGAATTTGCAAGAAAGTATGGCAATCAAAGCATCGATGATATTCTTGATGATGCTGAATTTGAAATGCGTGAAAAAGGATTTGCTGAGAAAAAGATAGTATCGCTTCGTGCTGACATGGCGTTTGAGTACGAGCGTGTAATGGGTGAACATATCAAAGACCCATCACGATTTGATAATCAAACTGCTAGATTGCTTAAAGAAACTGCTGGCATTTCCTATCTTGATGCAGCTGCACTAGCCTCTGTTACTGATGCTGGAATGCTTGTTATGGAACGTGGGCCTATGAAAATGTTTATGGGCGCACGTACAGAGCTTGATAGAAGCCTTCTTGGTAAAAATAGAAAGCTCATACCTGCTACTGGAGAAGCGACTGAGCTGGCACTAGGCGGTGTGCAGCAACGTATTATTGCTGATAACATTGATGGAATTGAGCCTACCGCTGTAGAGCGGGTTTTGAATCCAATAACAAGAGCTTATTACAATATACCGATTCTTGGTAATGGCCTTGGCACTCTTACTTATATATTTAAACAGATTGATGGATCGTTTCGTGCTAGTGATCTGATGGATAAAGTTGTCAGAATGGCTAACAACACTATCGATGAAGCTGATGCGCGATATTTATTGCGATATGGCATATCAGAACGTGATGCAAAAATTATGGCACAGCTGCCCTATGAAAAAGGCGATCATATATTACATCCTAATATTGATAAATGGCCTAATAAAACTCAAGCAGACCGTGAGTTAATACGCAAATGGAATACCGCTATGAATGCTGGTATTGGCAATACTGTTCTTCATGCAACAGCTTTTGATAAACCACGCATAATGGATGGCACAGTTTATGTTCGATATAGACCATGGATGAAGAAGATTGGTTTTGGTGAGTCTGACATTGATCAACGTGCATCATCAAAAACAATCCCATTAGTTCGTCTTGAGTCTGGTTTGATGACATTTCCTTTCCAGTTTTATAATTTTATGCTTGGTGCAACAGCACGTGTAACTGGCGGCTTGGCAGACCCAATGCGTAGACACCGCATTACTGGTGCTTTTGCATTGCTTGGCTTGGGTTATTTAGCTCTTAATTTAAAAAAGGACAGATGGTGGTTTGATGCGCGTTCTGATGCAGAAATCTTTCAACGTACCGTAGATCAGTCTGGGATTTTTGGTGTATATGGCGATATAGCTTATACCGCTACACATGTTGCTATTGGCACAGGCTTACTTGATGAACGTGATTCAATATTGAAGCCTAAATATAACCCCTCTTTCTTTGATGCTATTTCTGAACCAGCTGGCGCGGCCCCTGGAATGGTTGCGTCTTGGATCAAAGGCGCTACTCATTACATGAACGGCGAAGACACAGAAGCAGCAAGAGAGTTTAAATACAACTCTCCAATATTACCGATTTTTGCGTTGGCTACTGATTTTTATGATGATTAATGTGCGTTGAACCACTGTTTTATGGATGATAAGAGGCTAATATGACTATAAATTTGGCAGACAATAATCCTAGAATATCTTATACTGTGAATGCTGGCGCTACGCAGACAACATTTAATGTGCCATTTGAGTTCTTTGTATTAGCTGACTTAAATGTTTATGTAGATGGTGTACAAAAAACTGCAACACAGGATTATACGATTGCATCGGGGGGTAATGGTTCCACTGGTACAATCAATCTTAATGTTACTGGTGCTTCAGGCAATAGTACTGTTGTTATTACACGTGATATTGCTATTGAAAGAGCAACCGATTTTCAAACATCTGGCCCATTTGCAATAGATGCTCTTAATGTTGAGCTTGATAAGCTTGTTGCGATCCAAGCTGACCTAAAAGACAAGTCAACTAGATCATTACAACTTACAGATTTTGATGCGGCTGCGTCTTTAACTTTGCCAGCTGTTGATACGCGAAAAGGTAAAACATTAGCATTTAATGCTTCGTCAGGTGCTGTTGAGGCTGGTCCAAGCATTGCTGATGTGCAAACTGTTTCAGCTGCATCGGCTGATATAGCCACACTAGCTGATATTGAGGATGGCACTGTTGCAACAGATGCAATATCTAATGTTAATGCTGTTAGAGCAAATGTTACTACAGTTGCTGGCATTGCATCTAATGTAACATCTGTTGCAAATGTTGCATCAAATGTAACTGCGGTCGCAGGAAACGCCTCCAACATAAATACAGTCGCAGGAAACAATTCAAATATATCTTCAGTTGCTGGTGTTTCTTCTCTTATAACAAGCGACTTTGTGTCTGATTTAAATACGCTGGCAACGTCAGCTATTGTTACAGATTTAGATGCATTAGCCGATCTAGCAACAGAAATCGATGCGTTAGGTGATGTTACATCTAGTATAAATACTGTTGCAGGTATTTCTGCTAACGTAACAACAGTCGCTGGAGTTGCTGCTAATACTACAACTGTAGCTGGTATTGCATCGAATGTTACTACTGTTGCTGGTATAGCAAGTAATGTAACAACAGTTGCTGGTGATAGTACTGATATAGCCACCGTTGCAGGTATTTCTTCTAATGTTTCATCTGTAGCTAGTAACGCAACAAATATTAATGCTGTTGCAGGTGGCATATCCAATGTAAATGCAGTTGGTGGAGCTATATCAAATGTAAATACAGTTGCCTCAAATATATCTGGGGTAAATAGTTTTGCAGAACGATACAGAGTTCAATCAGGTGTACCAAGTTCTAATAATGATATTGGTGATTTAGTATTTGATACAGCCTCTAATACATTGAAGGTGTTTGGAGCAAGCGGTTTTCAAAATGCTGGCTCTTCCGTTAATGGAACATCAAACCGAAACACTTACACGGCAACGGCCAACCAAACATCATTCGGTGCAACTTATGATGCTGGGTTTGTAGATGTATATTTAAATGGTGTGAAGCTGATTGCTGGTACAGACTTTACTGCAACTAACGGTAGTACAGTTGTTCTTGCTGCTGGGGCTGCTGCTGGTGATACGGTCGATATAGTTGCTTATGGGACATTCCAAGTAGCAAATATAAGTCTAGCCACTCTCACTGATGTAAATCCTTCTGGTGCTACAAATGGTCAGGTGCTTGCATTTAACAGTTCTAGTAGTGACTTTGAGCCAACAACATTAAATGTACAGGCGTTTCCTGCTGGTACATTGATGCTATTCCAACAAACTGCTGCGCCTACTGGATGGACTAAACAAACAACCCATGACAATAAAGCCTTGCGTGTTGTAACAGGCAGCGCAAGTTCTGGTGGATCTAGTGATTTTACAACAGCCCTTGGCACACCCTCTTTGTCGGGCAGTACTGGCAATCATACATTAACGACAGCAAATTTAGCGGCACACGACCATAGTTTACGCGGTCGAAATGTTAATGGTCCCAATAACTTTTCAGCATCAACATCTGCGTTTGGTAGGGCTGACCAAGATGGAAGAGCCTATTGTCATAACACAAGTCCAAACAATTCATTTAACAACGAAAATGTAATAAACAACCGTGGTAGCAACTCAGCTCATAATCATACACTGAGCGGTACTGCTGCCATTAATGTCCAGTATGTTGATGTGATCATTGCGGCCAAAGACTGATGCAGCTTGATGTAAAAGATAACTGCCCACTCAATGGATTTGAGCCTTGCAAAAAATTGGAGTGCGCGTGGTTTACAAAGATTGTTGGCACTAATCCAAACACTGGCAAAGAGGTTGATGAGTATGGTTGTGCTGTTGCTTGGTTGCCTGTTCTTTTAATAGAAGGCTCGCAACAATCAAGACAAACTGGTGCGGCAGTTGAAAGCTTTAGAAACGAAATGGTAAAAGGCGCAGAGGCAAGCCAAAGAATGCTTCAAGCATCTTTAGATTTATCTAATAGAAAACTTATTGATGATGGGAAAATGCAATGAGATTAATAATTGTGCCAGATGATGGTCTTGTTTCTATCGACAATGCAAGCAAACTGAATCTTACTTTATCAGGTATCCCAGCAAATGTTCATGCCTTACAATGGTTTGATGGAAATACTGGAGAAATAGAATTTAAAGATAACACCCCAAATGAAACTATCAAATCTTTACCATCTTGGGCGTCTACTATCGCTGATGAGCAAAAAGCTGCATTTGATAAAGAAATTGCTGATGAAAAAAAAGCGCAAGAAGATTATGACGCTTGGGCTGCTAGTGACACTGGTTTAGCAGTGCTGAATCGTGAGAAAAGAGATATTTTGTTAACAAGATGCGATTGGACGCAAGGTGCTGATGTTCCAGATTCAATCAAATCTAAATGGGTAACATACAGACAGTCCCTGCGTGATATTACAACCCATAGTAACTGGCCTAAACTGAGTGACAGTGATTGGCCTACAGAGCCAAGTTAAGAGGTGAGGTTATGACAAGAGCAAGAGACTTTGCTGATTTAGCTGGCGGTATAACTACTGCTGATATTAGTGATTTACCTACTCCCCAAGGAAAAAACATGGTGATCAATGGGAGTATGAATGTTTCACAACGCGGCATATCATTCGCAAATGTAGCCAATCTTGCATACACTATAGACAGAATGCAGTGGTATGACACTGGAGCTGGTGCTGTAACTATTTCACAAAACAGCGGTGTGCCAATTGGAACATTACGAAAATCCTTAAAGGTTGATGTTACAACAGCAGACGCTTCATTAGCTAATTCAGATCTGTATAGTCTACTCACTCGATTGGAAGGTTATACTATTGCTCATTTGGGATGGGGTACAGCACAGGCAAAAACAGTTACTCTATCTTTTTACATCAAGTCACCGAAAACAGGTACGCACTCTGTGGCATTGAGGAATAGCGATCAAAGTCGCACTCGCGTTGAAGAGTTTACTGTTAGTGTAGCAAATGTTTGGGAAAGAAAGACGATTACAATTCCTGGGGACACTGGTGGAACATGGCAAGACGATGAAAATGTAGGACTCCAGCTTATATGGCCACTAGCATCAGGATCAAATTTTCATGCAGCTTCTACAGTTGGTTCTTGGGGAACAGATTCTAATAATAGTGGTAATATTTACGCATCTCCAAATCAGGTAAACTGTATGGATGATACTGCAAATCAATGGTTTATTACTGGCATTCAACTTGAGACAGGCTCTACAGCTACGGATATAGAGCCAGAAGAATACGCAGAGACACTTTCAAAATGTCTACGATATTACAATCGCCTTGGATCTATGAGGCATCGATTTTATTCAAGTGCTGTTCAATCAGCTAATCCAGACTTGGCTGTTTCTATTACATTTCCAGCAATGCGTGATGCCCCTACCGCAAATCCATACACCAATTCAAATTATTCAAGCTCTGGAAGTTCCACCACTACCAACACGACATTAAGTTTGCTTACCATTACTACAAGTTCTTTAAATGCCCAGTTGCAAAGGACAGGCAGTGGTGCGGCAACAGTGCAAGCGGTATATTATTTAGAGTTGGTTGCGGAGTTTTAAAATGATTGAAATTAAATCAGCACAATACATAAGTAGTGATGATGGGGAACCTAATACAATTAGAGCAACCATTGATGGAATACTCTCATTTGTGCCTATTTCAGATGGTAACGCAACCTACGCAGAAATCATGCGGCAAGTAAAAGCTGGCACCCTGACAATAGCTGATGCTGAGTAACGATGGAGCCTATTACAACAGCTGTTGCAGCTGTAGCAGCTGCTAGTAATGCCATAGCGTTTATCAAAGCAAGGATTAACGATGTTCAATCTGTTGCTGATATTTCACAACAAATCGGTACGCTCTTTGACTGCCAAAAGAAGCTTAATGATGAGCGTAATAAACAGGCTGGTGTCGGTGACATCAAGTTTCAAAGCAGTATTGACGCAGTTCTTGAAGCCAAAAAATTACAGGAGCAAATGCAAGAAATCAAAACTATGATAAACTTGCGCTTTGGCCCAGACACATGGAATGAAATCGTCAACCATCATAATCAGAAACTTAGGGAACAAAAGGAAGCAGAGAAAGCGGCGCGTAGAGAGGCTGCCAGAAGGGCCAAGGAAATTGAAGAGACGATTAAAACAACGTTACTCGTCACCTGTATTATCGCGGTAGCAGTAGCATTGTTTATATTCTTGTTTGCAACCATTGCTCAAAGCAGCGCAGAAGAGATTGTGTTATGACAAATTGGTGGAAACGATACATACAGTTTAATCTTACAGCTAAGTTGACAATGCTTGCGTCTGTCGCAATGTCTTGGCGTTGTGCTGAATGGTTTATGAATCTGGAAGCTCCAACCACACAACAGTCTGCATTTGTATCTGTAATTATGGGTGTTATGACAGGCGTGTATGGTATTTATCTTGGTAAAGAAGCGAGGACGCCAAAAGAATGATGTATCAGGCTGTTGTGATTGCTTGCTTGATTGGCACATCAGCTGTGCAACGTGAGCAATGTACATTTCTTGAAGCGCAGAAATGGCATGATACAGAAAGGGCTTGCATGAGTCATGCTTTTGTACTTGCTGAACGTGTTCATGTGCATATGAGAGGGTACAAAGCTGTGGGTTGGAGTTGTAAACCTATGCCAAGGGGAGTGTTGTCAAGATGATACAGGCATTAATCGGGCCTATAGCCTCACTGGCTGGGTCTTGGATGGAAAGTAAGGTAGAGGCTACCAAGGCAAAGGGTAAGGTAGCTCAGGCAAAGGCTGAAGCTGAAGCTGAGTTGATGAAGCATGAGGCTGGCTGGGAAAAGGTCATGGCTCAGGCTAGTGACAACAGCTGGAAAGACGAAGCTTGGACAATTTTATTTATAATTATAATTGGCATGTGCTTTGTGCCGCCGCTTCAGCCATTTGTTAGGGATGGCTTTGCGGCTCTTGAAACTACGCCAGAGTGGTTTCAGTATGCTGTTTATGCCAGTATAGCTGCGAGCTTTGGTTTAAGATCGTTGAAAGGTATTAAAAAATAAATAAGGGGCAGAGTGAAAACCAAACTGTAAGGTCTTACTTCTGCCCCTCTGTTGCTAGTCCTTCTTTTATTCAAAGCGGTGTCTAGCTTCGATCTGCCCAGTAGGACGATCGCCGTGACATGTTTAATATAGGTGCGCATTATGAAACTGTCAAAGAACTTTTCATTAGCTGAAATGCTTAAAAGCCAGACAGCTGAACGTAAGGGTATACCTAACGAGCCTACTGATGAACATATAAAATGCATGAAGATGTTGGCTAAGAATATATTGCAGCCAATACGTAATGAGTTTGGTTCCTTTATTGTATCGTCAGGCTACCGCAGTCCAGAACTGTGCATTGCCATAGGGTCAAACATCCATAGCCAACATGCAAAAGGTGAAGCGGCTGACTTTGAGGTTGCTGGTGTTGATAACTATGATCTTGCTGTTTGGATACAGGACAATCTAGATTTCGATCAGTTAATTTTAGAATGTTATACTGGTGGAAACAGTGGATGGGTTCATTGCAGCCACACTTGGGAAGATAACCGTAATGAAACCCTTACATACGACAGGTCTAATGGTTATAGAGTCGGGCTTTTACGCGAATAACTTCTGCCGTTGATACATTCTTATAAAAGATTTTTGAACCTCTAGCTGGTTTTTGATTTATGTTGTGGTTCTTTTTACGCACCACTCGACCAAGCCTGTCTAGTTTTGTTTCTATTTCTGGTATGCGAAGTGCATCTATTATTTGTTCTGTGGTTGGAACTGACATATTTCTCTCCTTTTATGTAATGCATGGTGACACAATTACCTCCGCGTAATGTCTCAGTCTTTAGCGCACTGGGTGAGCTTAACAAGAAAAATGATAAAATTGCATTGTGTCTTTGCAAGCGACTCCATGCAGCCGCTAGAAAGGAGCGTGCGCTAAATTAAAATTAGCAGTAAAATTAAGGTGAGCATAGCAAATATAATCCACTTATGTTTGTGATTACGTTTACACTCTTTAAGTATAAAAGAAGCAGCAACTAACTTGCCGCTGCTTCCTTCTTTTACAAGCTTAGAAGGGGATGTCGTCATCTATTACATCTTTGCTTTGTGCTGGCGGTTCTTGTTTCTTTGGCGCATCACGTGGTGGCTCGACAACACCAGATAAAAAACTACCATACTTCTCATTTTTCTTGAGCCAAAAGGCTAAACGTAAATGTTTGAATGGCCCAGAGAATAATGGATTGTTATTACCATTGTCCTCATTCTCAAACAATGTGCCATCTTTTGTGTAGACATCACGTATTACAGTGCCATCTGGCAGTGTAGTTTTAAGAATAAGAATACGTGTTTCTTCACCATCGATGTTCACCTTGCCAGTTGAAAGCAGTTGCTCACTTTCACGCGGCTTGTAAACGACAGCAGTATTCGTATCATCATATACTTTATCCATTAGTACGCATCTCCTTATCTTTATGACATACCCATAATCCGATCTTTCCGTCATCCAAAGTTCTACGCAAGAAAACAAAATTAGTATGCTTGCGAATAGCATTCGATAGACAGTCTACTTCGCGCTTACTATCGACAACAATCGAATCACCAAGCTCTAAAGTTTTCATCCACTCATATTTAGTTTTGCCTTTGACAACTCCTACATGAGAAAGGTCAGGCATAGGTACATCTTTTCGAATTACAAATGGTTTATTTGACACTAGAAGTCTCCTGTATTTTTAGTGCGATTGGATCTTTTATTTGCAGACGCTGATCCAGCTGCGTCATTACCATCATCGTCAGAGGCTAGGCCAAACATAGCTTGCAAACCATAACGCTTTGCATATGTAATGCCACTGCCCATGGCTTGTGGATTGGTAATGTCTTTCACCTTGACGAGGGTGCGGCTGATGCGCTCCTTGCCTGATGGTTCGTGAATCATGTGAGTGACGATGAACTCAACAATGAGTCCATCGTGAACCTCAAAATTATTTTCTTGATAGTAGACGAGTCCAAACCTTTCTGCGGTGTCACATACCAGCATGACATCTTCTAGTTTGGAATACTTACCGTATTGTGCTTTGCCTTTCTTTGGCACGGTTGGCTTGGCACGCTGCCATGCAAGTAAAGCTGCTTCCATTGTTTGTGGTGGTGTGTTAGATTTCGTTGTCATCAACTGACTCCTTCTTTGATGATAGTGCGATATAACAGGGCGATCTTTGGGGAAGGGTCGCCCTGTTTATAATTGTAAAGAACCTTGGCGTGGATCTGTAGTAGCTGGCTCCCAAGGTATATCGACAAGCTGATAGCTACCCTTAAACTTAGATTGAAATACTTTGCTGCTTGGCTTCAGCTGCGACAGCTGATCTACAGACAGTGACATAAACTTGCCATCGTGTGATATGTGCATACCACCTTTTGATATGGCTTCTTTTATTTCATAGTCTTTGACAGATACATATCTGCCTTGCCAGAGCTTTTTTACTTTTACTTTCTTAGCCATTGCTAGCCTCTTTGGTTGCCATGCGAATAGAGCCGTTGGATGTGCGGCGCATCGCAAAGTCATCACAATACATTTCACGGCAGTCAGCTGGCATGATTTCTTTGAGCCGCTTCTTGGCATTCTCATGTGCTGTGTGCTTCTCTTTGGTCATAGCAAAGATCTCAGCATCAGCCATGAACTGATTGTTTTTAGAGCCATCAATAGCAATCATGCTGTTGATAGGAATAGCATCAATCTTTGGCAAGATTGGGTTTAGCTCACCTCTGTCAGGCTCAAGGTCATCTTTGACATACGACCAGAAGTCAATGATTTGCATTAGCATTTCATGCTGGTACATTTTGTCAGCTTGGATTGTCACATGCTCACGGCGAGAGTTTCCAAATATGCAGGAAAATACAAGGCGTTTGAACTCAGAAACCATTAGATAAAATTGTATCTGTGGCATGTAACGCTGTAATTGTTTGTCCATTGTTGTGCGTTCATTGGTATGCTTGCACTCGTAACCAATGCCGCCATTAGCGCCATCAAGTGTGGCACGACATGGAACATGCTCTATATCACGTTTGCGCTTGACTTGGCGTTCAATAGATACACCAAGCTCTTTTTCAAGCTCCTTGATATGGAACTCTTCTGTGTACGTACCGAGCCGCACAGCAAAAATGTCTGATAGATCATCGGGATCTTGGCGACCAGTTTTGACAAGCCACAAGTCATGCCAGTTACCTGCCATGATATCGTAGCAGTCACTACCACCAATAAATCCCATACGGTGATTGATAGATTTCATTATGCACTCCTTCTTTCAGTTTTGTTGTAGACTATTTAGTCTCAAGAATCAACCTTTTTTATTCGGTTGAATATGGCTTTTGCCATCTCATTGCGCTTCTTTGCACGTTGTTCATAATATTTATTAAACTCTGAAAATGCGGGCCAAAACGTGCAAGATAATTTTACAGTATTTAAAACACTATAAAATATATCTGCGGGCCAATCACGCATTTCATTTGCGTACAGCTTGCATCGCATAGCTGCATCTTTGGGTGACTCATTTGATGGTTTGACCATAAGCATCATTGTTGTCAGCAAAGATTTTTCCATGACCTCAACAGGCATAGGCTGCATAGCCATAGCTAAAGCACGTACAGCTTGGTCAGAATCAACATCGTTAGCTACATAAATATCGTAACCACGAAACACTTCATAGCTGTCGCCGTCTGTTGGGAATCTTGATTCACTTCTTGGTGTCAAGAATACTCCGTGCTGCTTCATCGAAGAAAGAATCGCCCTGTCGATTCCTGCGGGTGACGACAGGCGCAGACGATCTACTGCTTTGCTTTGTTCCGAAGCTGTTAGAACACCAGACAGAATACTTGGCATCCCAGTTTGCTTGGGGTCTTCCATCGGCTTGGTAGTAATTTCTAAATTTAGTTTGCTCAACGTCATGGTTGATGTCCTCCTTGATTGACGCACGTAACTCTTCACTAGCTACCCAGTCAGGAGGTATTGGGTATCTTTTTGTTTTAGTGTTAGTTACAGGTTCGTGTCTACCTGCTAGACTAGTTTGGTCAAGCTCGTTGACTAGAATAGTATAGGTCGTAGACCGCCTTTTGGTTCTATCTCTATGGATAAAACCATTGCGTTCTAGATAGTCTAGCTTGTTGACTACTGTTTGTCTTGATAAGTGTGTGACCTTTTGCATACGTGTAATAGAAGGCCAACATTCTCCTGACTCCGTGTTTGCGTGTTCTGCGATAACGAGCAACACAAACTTGGCTAGTGCATCACCGATGTCGGTTTGATACACGCAGCCCATTAGTGCGAATGACATTACTTACTCCATATTTGCTCCACTATATGATCTGGTATAATCATCACCCATTTGGGGTTGCTTCCTGTGCCGCGCTTGTACAGCGCAACATCACGATTTTCTAAAACAGTAAAAGGTGATGGGAAGCTGGATGACTTTCTGTATTTTACTTCTGCCACCAAGCGATGTCCATTGATTTCGATGATGAGGTCTCCAGAATACTCTCCTCCCAGTGATCCACTAAGCGGCTGTTTCTTGACGCTCCATCCCCATCCTTTGAAGAGCTTGACGAAGAAGTTTTCGTGGTAGTTGCCTTTTGAGCGAGCTTTGCTTGCCATGATTCTTTCTCGTAACAGTTCAAACACACAACATAATGGTCGGGTGGGTCACAAGATTTCACAGGGCATACAAAGTATTGTGAAACAGATTCACATACATCGCACTTTGCAGCGTGACCACGATTAATCTTTTTTGATTTCAACTTTGCAATCCAATGCTTGCAGCCAGCATAGAAACAGGAAACCAGAAGGTAAGCGTTTATATTGTTCCCATTTGTGTATTAGGCTAGAAGCGCAGCCAATCTTATGGGCTAATGCTTCTTGCGAGAGGTCACATTTGTGTCTCTCTTCTACCAAACGATCTACGATTACAATCCAGTTTCTATCGATAGTTACTGGCTCTTTTAAATGAGTAAATGTTTTCAATAGCTTATCCACATACTGAAAATAGTTACTCATAATTACTACATAAAACATATACATAAAGCAAGAAAGGGCTGGCTATGCTTGCAGAGCATGTGGTAAAGCCAGCCCTGTACTCCAAATCTTACACAAAAAAGCCACCTAATATGGGGCTGTCTGAAATGTCCTTTCTTTGTTAGTTGAACTTACGGTTTATTATATCACAACACTTCACAGAGTTGACGTGTTGGGACACAATTCTTCACAGTCGCTCAAGAATATCTGCTCCATCTCTCGCTCTTCAACGTCAGTCATTTGAGGGATAAAGATAGGCTTGCGAATGCGATCAAAGTTACGTGCTGTTTCTTGAAGATCAGGATCAACAGTCGCTGGTAACTCACGAATGATTGGATCGTCATGTTCGAAATGAATTGTAAATGTTTGACTCGCGCCAAGTGTTTCGACAACAATTTCTAGTGCTGTCATGTCTTGAGTTATGATGCGTCTGACTGTTACATCTTTGCCTGTTAGTGTAGATATTCTCATGGCTCGCTCCTTTGCGTATAAAAAAGGGCAGGTAATCCGTAGACTACCTGCCCAGTTGGGAGGAATGATTTTATTCCCAAGTGTACCCACCGTATGGGGCATCAACTTTTACGTAACCTAATTCATCCATCATCTCTTCGATGCCGATGTCAAGGTCACTCATACTTTTGCAGCCGCTGCGTACTTGTACTTGATAACAATAGTTGTAAGCATCTTCGGCTCGTAGAAATTTTGGGTGTTCGTCTTTCATCATGCATTCTCCAGTTCTTTCCATAACTTTGATTGCATGCATCTTGCAATCTGTTCGTCACGGTTACGTGTTGTGATTGCATCATCAGCCCGATTGTGTTCGGGGTGTGATGCCCAGTGCGTTAGTGTATTGTACAATGCCCACATGTTTGGGCCAAGTTTTCTGAACTCATCATTCAGTGTCCTCATTAGTATTTCTAGTTGGCGTTCATTGTATTTGAATTTACTTGTAGCGCTCGATAGTTTGCACAATTCATCTGAGATCATTTGCTCTGCTACAGACTGCATATGTCGGATGTCTGTATGTACATAGCGATTCCATAGTTCTTGATTGTTCATGAACATATCTACAGCTTTGCCAATCTTGCGTGCTTCTTGTTGTACATTGATGCTAGCTGTGTGTTTGCTACGTGATGTTGCTACATTGTCTGGTGTTGTGCAGCCATTGAGACACCACAAACGTAAGCCAGCTGCGCTGAATATGAATGACCACGTACCATCGTATGAGTTGAATACGCTTACACGAAAATGGATGTAGTCATCTTTTACTGGCTGAACAACAAGGTCTCGAAAGTCTACAGTTGCTTTCATTCGTTTGCCGTTATCTACAGTCTGGATGTTCCATTCATAGTCTGTGCCGATGTTGGCTGCACGAATAGCATCATCCATTTGATTGATACACTCTTCATTGGTTTGAATTGTGTATCTCTCTTTGTGAATTGCTAGTGGTTGATTTGTATCAGTGCGTATAAGAACACGACCAAGATCAGTCGGGACATTATGCAGGTTGATTCCGTCACTGGTATAGGTCATTTCTTCGAATGCTACTGGGAAGTTCCACGTAGAGTCTGTGTTTATCATGCCATCCATTACATATCTCCTTCGATAACATAGTTGCGATTGTATTATATAAGTGAGCAAACACTGTATTGTTTTTGCGTTTGTCTCTTGCTTTGTTGACACCACTGATGATTGTGGTGTGGTCTTTGCGTAGCTGCCTACCTATCTCACTATATGATAGGTTTGTTGTGTCAGCTAGCAATAGGTATAAACATTGACGCGCATTGACTAGATCGGAATGTGTCTTGCGTGAATAAAGTTGTGATCGTGTGATGCCAGTTGCTTGGCATACATAGTAGCAATATGTGTCAATCATCTCTTACATACCTATATCTTTTGTCATAGCCATAGTTACGGCGTGACCTTTTGTATTGTTCTATTGATGCTTCAGCTGTGCTGATACACAAAAGTATGAAGCCAGTGATACCAGCAAGCAGTAAGAAAAATAAAATTGCAAATACAAAATCGTTCATGAGACGTACCTCCATAGGTTTACAAGTCAGTTCAAGTTCACAGCCCTAGCTACGCGAGCAAGAGTCGGGTTACCACAGGGGTTGCCCGATGGTGGAAGTGCTGGGTGTGTGAGATTAGCAAGCGGGGTGGGGTAGGCGGCGCGCAGCGGGGCCGATCTCGAAGTAGAAAAGACAGAGTGCATGTTGCACCCTGTCTGTGCTTTGTTAGGCACGCTTGGCGAGTAAGCGTGAGCGTGATTCTTCTTTGCTAGTTGTAGAAAGAACCTTGCGGTTGGACATCTCCTCTTTGTAAGTGGCCCACCAGCCTTGACCGTATTTGTCATCTTCGGTGAAGCCACGGCCCTCGCCCCATGAGATGCGGGCAAGGCGCTCAAACATCTCAACCTGTATCATAAGCTGGAACTCCCAGTACTTGATGGACTCTTGGATCTTGGTGATGGTCTTCTCCATTGCTGGAAGCAGCGCAGACTCGGCACCGTTTAGCTCCTTCTCTTGGTCACGAGCCGCCTCGCGCTCTTTGAGAACTTGGTGCTTGCGCTGAAGTGACCAAGCATACTGGCAGATGATACCGCCGAGCATGTACTTCTCGTCTTGTTGGAAGCGTGGGTTGGCCTCGCCACTGATGCTGTTGAACTCGTAAGAATCGTCATCGATGTTGATCTCTGGGAAGTACTCCAGATTCTGAACTGCGATGTGTTCAACCTCGTCAATGGTAGGTGCGTTCTTGAATGTTGAGAACTTAGGTGCATTTTGTACTTTCTTCGACATAGCTTACTCCTTTTCTGTATGTCATTTTCTGATACAACCACAAAGATGTGATCATAAGCATGGTCGGGCATCGGGACTCGCGGCCTGTCAAACGTGTATAGCCTCGGTGCAGGAAGTCGCCTTGCGCGTAGCGCGTAATAAAGTGGCGACCCGATGTGGAACAAGGGCTTGCTTGCGTCTCGTTGCGGAGGAACCGATTTGCAAAGCAAATTGGAGGGGCCGCTATACGCACAACATAACCACGCAGTTTGACTTGCCCGAGGCACTATGGCCCAACTGGAGGTTATGATTCCAATCTTTTGTTGTTGTAGTAGGTAGCCCGATAGGGCAACGGACGACATACCCCTCAATGGGGTGTGTCGGTGCCGTTTGTTTGGCGTAGGTATGGAATAGCCCTGCTGGGCTGTATAAAAGGGTAGTATCTCGGAGTGCCGCAACGCAGGGGGAGACGCGCCCTCAAGCCGCCCATCAGCGGCGCAGAGATGGTGGCGCACGACACCGAGGACGGCTGAGTGTGTTAGAATGTGCGTTGACATGGGTATAGGCAAGGGTGTTAGAAAAGGGGGGAACACAAGGGGGGTTCAAAATGAGTGATGGTACAAAGATGCTGACCGCCAAACAGACTGCATTGGTGGATACGCTCGTAGCTACGGGATGTAGCATAACACACGCGGCGAAAGCTGCGGGTTATGCAGCTGGCGAGAGCGGGAGAGTGAGCGCCAGCAAGGCTTTGAAGCTGCCGCATGTGCAACAGTACATGATGAGCAGGGTGGGTGAGACGATAGGTATGAATGCTACGATTGCCGCCAGTAAGGTAGTCCAGCTTGCACAAGGCGCAAAGAGTGAGTATGTTCAGCTGGAAGCGAGCAAGGACATTCTGGATCGTGCTGGGTTCAAGGCTGCGGATAAGCACATGCACCTACACGCAGGTGAGATATCTGTTAGCATCGATCTAAGCTAGTAGAGTACTCTTGACGCAGGGGGTGGGGGGAAAAACTGCGCTAGTATATATGCAATAGGTCTAGCGCTAACATTTTTCTTTCTCAGGGTTCGTTATTGAAATGTGCGTTGCGTAAAAGCGGATGACGGCTTGATATTGGTCACATGTTAAAAGATCACCAATCATTCTTTATCAAAGCTGCGTTTAACTCGTTGCTTCCAGAATTTATGGACAGCGATAGCACGCACCTTAATGATCATGTGTCTCCTGAGTTTATTGCGGTAATGCGGAAGGTTGCAGACCACTACTATGGCTCTCCTGAGATAACAGCAAAGCATATAGCCAATGCCAAAGATGAAGATCGTTTGAAGGAATTAGAGTCTGGTCAAATCAGCTACGGCATGATTAATGACTTATTCAAGCAGTCTGCTTTTTATGGCACTCGCAATTACGAAGGCATCCCAACAGATATTAAACTCACTCTTGGTCGTTTTCATTTAACAAAAGATCCAGAGACTCGCTGGTATAAAACCAAGGCTGGTTCATATCACGGCAGAGACATCTATGATTTTGCAAGCAATGCAGAGTACTTAAAAAAGTATGCTCCAGAAGTAACTGAAACACTAATGGATATGGGTGTTCCACGTGAAACAATTTATGCATTATATGATCATGCTGGGGTTCAATTGGCAGCTGGTGTGGCTGGTAGTGTGATGCAAATGAGTCCACATTCTGCTGCTCGTATGTTTGGCGGCATCTTCATGAGCGACAAGAAGCATCTTGGGCAAAAGGCAGACCCATCAAAAGATGGTACACAGTTTGTCACCTTTGACATTCCAGCAGAAGATGCTGTCGCTTTTGAGCGTCCATCTCCAAGACCATTATGGTTTGAGGATGAAAACATTGAACCAGTGTTTCCTAACACGCCCATGGATGAAGAGCGTAAAGGTTTGCTTGATTCATTCTTGGCTAACTTTAGTGATATTTTTGTAACAGAAGCTCAGGCTGCTGAAACATCTGCGGAGCCTGTACTTCCTATTTCTAAGCCATCCCCACAAACGGAACAGGCAGTTCCAGATATGATGTCTGAGGATACAACACCTGATCCAGTTGCCAAAACGCAAAGGGCTGAACCAAAACAAATGGAGTTGCCAGTATCTCCACCAGAAAGAGAACAGAAAGAAAAAATGTCTTTCAATGAAGCTTTTGCTAGTAATCGCGCCGCTGGCAATAAAACATTTACTTGGCGTGGAAACGAGTACACTACGGAGATTGCATAATGCCAATGGGTAAAGGTACATACGGTTCACAGCGGGGTCGCCCTGCAAAAAAGCAAATGCTAACAGCAAAGCAAAAGACATTGCCAGCTGCTTTGAAGAAAAAAATTATGGCTTCAAAGAAGAAAAAGTAAATGGCTCCAAAGGCTCCAAAAACTCCAGCTTGGACACGCAAAGAGGGCAAGAACCCCAAAGGTGGTCTCAACGCCAAAGGTCGCGCCTCTTACAAAGGCGGCACTCTTAAAGCGCCAGTTAAGTCTGGAGACAATCCAAGACGAGCCAGTTTTCTTGCTAGGATGGGTGGTATGCGTGGCCCAGAGCGAGATAGCAAAGGTCGCCCCACGCGCCTCCTTCTTTCACTTCGTGCGTGGGGTGCCTCTTCTAAAGCTGACGCTAAGAAAAAAGCGGCAGCAATATCAAAAAGAAACAAAGCTAAAAAGGCGAAAGCATAATGCCTGATTATGGTGACAGCGGTGGATTCCAAGGGGCTGGTGGTGGAGAAGCAGCAACTGGTGGAATGGGGATGGGGTTTGGCCCATCATCAGAAACATCCGTAAACGCTGGTGAAAAACAGGAGGCGATGCAGGTAACAGAGCCTACTAAGATTGGCCTATCCCCTGGCCAAGCATCAGCCATGTTTGGAAATCAGCTAGGCCCACAACTTGCAGGGATGGAAATTTTTGGCAGTGTTGATAAAGCTGAACAACTTGCTAATAGGATTATTACTGGTCAGCTTGGTATGATGGCAAATGAAATAGACAACGATTTAATAAAGGCATTGGCTTTTGGGCCAATTTCATACGCTTTGAATGAGCTTGGTAAGCTTTCTGCTAAAAATGTTCTTGAGCAGATTATTAAAGGTGCTACACCAGTATATGACAGCCAAGGTAATATCACAGGTGCAAAAACTGACTCACAAGGTTTAATTGCTGGTTATGATGTAAACAGAGCAGCGCCTGATGCAGATGGTAGCAAAGAAGGAACTTTTGTTAGCAAGCCTTCTACGACTACTGTTGAAGAACCAACTCCACTTGTCGGTACAGGCGCGTCTGCTATGACAACTGCTTATTCTGGTAAGAAGGGGCCACAAGATTCATCTGGATCTGGTAGACGATCTTTATTTGGTAGGAAGCTGCGATGAAAAAAAAGAAGTCACGTGTCAACGAAGCTGGTAATTACACTAAGCCTACTATGCGTAAAAGTCTTTTTAATAGAATAAAGGCTGGTACTAAAGGCGGCGCTGCTGGACAATGGAGTGCGCGTAAAGCGCAAATGCTTGCAAAGCAATATAAGGCTAAAGGTGGAGGATACAAATAATGGGCAAGGGTACTAAACATTATTTTAAAAGTGGTAAAGAACATAAAGGCGCAGTTCATAAAATGCCTAATGGTTCATTGCATAGCGGCAAGACACACACAAGCAGCAGTAAACCAGTTGTGCATTTCAAAGATTTGAGCGCAACAGCAAAGAAAAAAGCAAAAGCGTAAATGAAAAAATCTCAAAGATCGCTAGTAAATTGGACAAAACAAAAGTGGCGTACTAAATCTGGCAAGCCATCAACTCAAGGGCCAAACGCAACAGGTGAAAGATACTTACCTGCAAAAGCTATTAAAGCAATGTCATCTTCCCAATATGCCGCCTCTTCTGCTAAAAAGAGAAAAGATAAAGCGTCTGGCAAGCAGTTCTCAAAACAACCTAAGTCTGCTGCACGTATTGCTAAGAGGTTCAGATGAGTGCGTTTTTACATATGCTCAAACCAGAAGAGCGTGATATTTTGAGAACCGTTGTTAAAAAGGTTCACTTCAAACATTACCCAACAGAATTTTGTACTGACTATGAAGCTGATAAACTCATAGCTTCTATTGGCCCCGAAGTAGTTGAAACGATGATTAAGATCGGCAAGGACTACAAGGTTAATGAAATTTAAATACAAACCAGATGGGGAAGTCCTCAAAGCCTTTATGAAAGATGACACCTTCTTTCGTGGCATCCGTGGGCCTGTCGGTTCTGGCAAGTCTGTTGGTTGTTGTGTCGAAGTTTTTAGACGAGCTTTGATGCAACAAAAAAATGAACAGGGAATACGAAAGAGCCGATGGGCTATTATTAGAAATACAAATCCTCAGTTGCGTACAACCACAATAAAGACTTGGCTTGATTGGTTTCCAGAAAATGAATGGGGCAAGTTTAGTTGGTCGGTTCCATATACTCATAATATCAGTAAGGGTGATTTGGAACTTGAAGTAATCTTCCTAGCCCTCGACCGTCCAGAAGATGTTAAAAAATTACTCTCCCTAGAGCTAACTGGTATCTGGATAAACGAGGCTAGGGAGATACCCAAATCAATCATTGACGCTTGTACAATGCGTGTTGGCAGATACCCATCAATGAGAGAAGGTGGCCCAAGTTGGACAGGTGTTATTGCAGATACTAATGCACCAGAAGAAGATCACTGGTGGGCAATAATGTCAGGTGAAGTACCAATGCCAGACTATATAAGTCGTGAAGAAGCGAAGATGATGGTGCTGCCTGACAACTGGAAATTTTATACACAGCCATCCGCTATGGTCGAAGAGAAAGATGACGAGGGTAATGTTTTAAAATACAAGACAAATAAAAATGCAGAAAACAAAAAACATATGATGGATAGTTATTATCCTAACCTTATCCAAGGTAAGGGCAAAAGCTGGATTGATGTGTATGTAATGAATAGGCTTGGCGCGATACAAGATGGCAAGCCTGTCTACAATATGTTTTCATATGATCAGCATGTAGCCGATGAAGAAATACCTGTTGCAGATGGTTTGCCTGTTTATATTGGCTTAGACTTTGGGCTAACACCAGCCGCTGTCTTTGGGCAAAAAGTAAGAGGTAGATGGCTTATACTCCAAGAGATTGTTGCGTTTGATATGGGCATTGTCAGGTTTGCTGAACTGTTACGGCAAGAGCTTGCTGTTAAATATGACAACTGTGAAATAAATATATTTGGCGATCCTTCTGGTGATTTTCGCGCTCAGACTGATGAATCAACCCCATTTCAAATATTGCGTGGCGCAGGTTTGAAAGCAAGGCCAGCGCCAAGCAATGATGTTGCTTTGCGTTTAGAATCTGTTAGTGCAAGTCTTAATCGAATGGTCGATGGGTTATCTGGTTTTTTGATAGACCCGCGTTGTAAAGAAATAATAAAAGGCTTCGAAGGTGGCTATCAGTACAGACGCATACAGGTTTCTGGTGAGCGATATGATGACAGGCCAGAAAAAAACAGGTTCTCTCATATACATGACGCTCTTCAATATCTTATGCTAGGTGCTGGCGAGGGTCGTGGTGTGCTAGGTAATCAAGGCTCACAGGCAGTAATACAAGCGCGTAGAGACTTTGATGTGTTCACGCGCCAACCAAAACAACGTCGCCAAGGACTTTGGGCGAGGATGTAATTTGTGCGTTGTATTGCTTTTTTCGTAAGTTTAGATGTAGAGTGAAACGATTGAGGTTATTATGTGTATATTTAATAGACCATCTCCACCAGCACCTGACCCATCTGTAGAAGCAGAACGCAAAGAGCGTATGGAAAAAGAGTTGGCTGAAACAAAGCAAATGAAGCAACAGAACTTGCAAAAGGCTGTCAAGGCAAAGAAGAAGGGCGGTAGTGCTACACATTCACTTCTGTCTGGAAGTGGTGGCGGTATTGGTTTTTATAACGAGTATCTATAATGCAAGATAAAGTTGCTTCAATATATCTTAAACGATATGAAAAAGCTCGTTCTCATCGGCTAAATTTTGAATCATTATTTGATGAGTGTTATGAATATGCATTACCTCAAAGAGAAGGTTTTACACAACTTGCAGCTGGCCAAAGACGTGATGATAGAATATTTGACGAAACTGCTGTTGTCGGTGTCCAAGAATTTGCATCACGTTTACAATCTGGCCTTGTCCCAAACTTTGCGCGTTGGGCTGATCTTGTCGCTGGTAGTGAAGTGCCAAGTGATCAAACTGAAGCTATTGATAATCAGCTTGAAGAGGTCACTGAATATGTTTTTCAAATTATGCAAAACAGTAATTTTGGACAAGAGGCCCACGAAGCATTCCTTGATCTTGCTGTGGGAACAGGCTGTCTCTTGGTTGAAGAGGGTGATGCCTTAAACCCTGTCAGGTTTAATGCAATCCCATTGCCTCAGTTAGTATTAGAAAATGGCGCAGATGATAGAATCGACCATGTGTATAGAGAACGCAAAATTCGCAACAGCGATATATTAATTGCATATCCTGATGCCGTTGTTTCTGAAATGCTCATGGATAAAATCCTAAAAGAGCCAGATAATAAAGCAAACATGCTTGAAGTTGTTTGCCGCATTTATGACAAGCCAAATGAAGAACAAAATGCATACTTTGTAATCTGCAAAGATACTAGAGAGTTGATCCATCAAGATACCTTTAAAGGTGCTGGATCAAATCCTTTTGTTTGTTTTCGTTGGTCAAAAGCAGCTGGTGAAGTTTATGGACGCGGCCCTTTGGTCAACAGCCTCAGTGCAATTAAAACTACAAACCTGACTATCGAATTAGTTCTTGAAAATGCACAGATGGCTATATCAGGCATCTATCAAATGGATGATGATGGCGTGATTAACACTGACTCAATCAACCTAGTCCCTGGCACAATAATTCCAAAATCACCTAACAGTGCAGGATTGCAACCTATTCGCGCTGCTGGTTCTTTTGATGTTGCGAATCTCATTCTCGGTGATATGCGTAATAATATTAAACGTGCGTTATATAATGATATGTTGGGAGATCCTAATAAAACCCCAGCAACTGCAACTGAAGTTGCAGAACGTATGGCTGATTTATCACGCCGCATTGGTTCTGCGTTTGGTAGGTTGCAAGCAGAATTTGTTCAGCCTGTTTTACAGCGTGTTGTTTATATTTTAAAGAAACAGGGGCGCATCGATGTACCTACATTGAATGGAAGAGATGTAAAAATACGATCTGTTTCGCCTCTCGCGCAAGCGCAAGCTAATCAAGATATTGCAGCTGTTGATAGGTTTTTAGAAATGGTTGGTGGACGATTTGGCCCACAAATGGTAAACCTCCTTGTATCGTCAGAGGAGGCATCCGCTTTTCTTGCCAAGAAATTTGGTGTGCCAGATAACTTAATACGCGATTCGCATGAACGTGCGGCACTCGCTCAAGCTATGCAACAAATGGCAGCACAATCACAAGGCATGGCTCCACAACAGGAACAATAATGACAAAACCATTTATTGGCTTAGATGGGTTTGCCAGAGATGCAGAAGCTGAAAAGCGCATCTCTTTGGATGTTGCTGCGCTTTTTGCAAATCCATCTGGTGAATCTGTATTAAAGTATTTACGTTCGATAACTATTGAAGCTGTCAATGGGCCGAATGTAAGTGATGCTGAACTCCGTCATATGGAGGGTCAGCGATATTTAGTCGGGCTTTTAGAGCGCCGCATTACTCATGGACAAAAGGTTAAAAGCAAATGAATGAAGTTACAGATAATGTAGAAACAGAAACCTCTATGATTTCTGCGGAAGCACCTGTGGTGGATGAAAGACCAGAGTGGCTTCCAGAAAAATTTAAGTCACCAGAAGATCTTGTGTCATCGTATTCAGCATTAGAAACTAAATTAGGCAAAGGCCAAGATGAAATACGAGAGACTGTGAAGCAAGAAATACTTGCAGAGTCTGTGAAAGATAGGCCAGAGACATCTGGTGACTATGTTTTGCCAGAAATCATTGATGAATCTCAAGCGGTTGATAATGAGCTATTACATTGGTGGTCGGAGTTTTGTTTTGAACACGGTTATGGTCAAGACAAGTTTGCTGATGGCATTGCTAAATATGCGTCAGCTATACAAGAGGCTATTCCTGATCTTGATTCAGAAAGAGAAAAGCTTGGTGAAAATGCGGATGCTCGTATTGAGGCCGTTCAACTTTGGGCAAATAAGTTTTTTGATGAAGGCCAAATGGGTGCATTAGAGCGCCTTGGGCAAACTTCAGAAGGCATCGAAGTGTTAGAGAAAGTTATGGAAGCACTTAAAGGTTCTAGTATAAATGGTTCAGCTGAAACACAATCAGGTATTACGGAAGATGATCTAAAGTCAATGATGCAAGATCCGCGTTATTGGAAACAGGGATCACGTGATGCAGGATTTGTACAACAGGTGAATGATGGATTTGCTAAACTTTATAGGCAAGGGGCTGTATGACAATTTGGCGATTGTTCCAGCTAATGAATCTCATGCTGGAGAATTGCAACACAAGTTACGCAGCACTGATTTGAGAGAATGTATGATAGGTGGGTCAACGCCTTGGAGGGCGTTGCATCTGCCTTTATCGATACCAAAAGCTGAAACATTTTCTGTTTTAGATCAGAATGACGAAACTATATGTATGTTTGGAACTGTTCCAATATCTAAGAATAATGGGATTGCAACTGGTTCTATATGGTTGCTTGGCAGTTATGAGTTGGATAAACATTCTAAAACATGGCTTCGTCTTACTGAATCTGTGTTTGATTACTTTCAAAACACATATGATGTGCTTGAAAACATTGTTCCTGTTGACCATAAAAAAACAATACGTTGGCTAAAGTTTGCTAAATGTATGTTTGCCCAACAGGAAACTCTCATAAATGGATTCCCCTGTGTAAGATTTGTGCGTTGCGCTCCACATTTAATAGTGTCATTCCAGAATGATGAATGGCCTATTTCTAACTGACAGCCCTTTATGGATAACTGGATGACGAGCGAAATGGACAACCTGACGTATAGTAACTTTAACTTTGTAAGGAACTGATAAAATGGCGAGTACAATTGATGTCGCATTTATCAAGCAGTTCGAAACCGAAGTTCACATGGCTTATCAGCGTATGGGTTCAAAACTAAAGAATACCATTCGCAATAATAATGTGAGTGCGAGTGTTGCTCGTTTCCAGAAAATCGGTGCTGGTTCTGCTTCGACTAAATCAAGAAACGGTAATGTTACTCCTATGGAGCTAACACACACCACTGTAGAAGTAACAATGACAGATCATTATGCAGCTGAGTACATTGATAAACTCGATGAACTCAAGATAAATATTGATGAGCGTCAAGCTGTTGCTACTTCTGCTGCTGCTGCTCTTGGTCGAAAGACTGATGAGATTATCTACACAGCTATGGATGCAGGTGCTAACAGCACCCAAATTCATGATACTAACTCTGCTTTGGGTAAGGCAGATTTGTTGACATTGTTTGAAACATTTGGCACAGCCAATGTTCCAGAAGATGGTCAGCGTTATCTTGCAATGCATCCAAAGGGCTTTGCTGATTTATTCCTGATTGAAGAGTTTGCTTCATCAGATTATGTTGGTGAGCAGAATCTTCCGTTCGCTGGTGGAATGACCATGAAGCAATTCCTTGGCTTCCAGATTTTCTCAACATCAGCTGTTACAGCTGGTAAGAATATGGCTTATCACAATATGGCAGTAGGTCTTGGAATTAACTCCGATGTATCTACTGAAGTGAACTATGTTCCTGAGAAAGTGTCCCACTTAACCGTATCTGCGATGAGCATGGGCGCTGTTGTTATTGACGACAATGGTGTTTATGAAGTCTTAGATAATAACACATAAGGAGTTAGATCATGGCATATTCTTCCGCAGGTCTTACTCGTATGGCAGGTGGTGGCGGTCATAGCCTTTGGTTCTATGATTCGACTGACGCACTGACCGCTGTTCGTGTATCTGGATACTTTAATGACGCTGCTGGCATGTTAAATGTTGGCGATGTTATTTTTGTTTACGACAGTGATGCGCCAACAATGGGCATCTCTGTTGTGTTATCTAACACAGGTTCTGTTGTTGACATTGCTGATGGTACAGCATTGACAATGACTGACACCGACTAAAGGATGTGGGGAGGGGCATAAGCCTCTCCCTCTATCTAAAGTATGTCACAAGCAGCTAATTCAGCAGTAGATATATCGGCTCGCGCTCTCACATTGATCGGTGCGAATCCGATTTCATCTTTTTCTGAAACAAGTACAGAGGCTCAAATTGCAAACAACATGTATGAAGATGTTGCTCAAGCATCTTTGTGCCAAACTCGTTGGCGGTTTTCTACTAATCAAGCTGTTTTGAATCAGTTATCAGATGTACCAACTGGTCGATTTGATGTTGCTCATCAGCTCCCTGTAGATACTTTGATGGTTCATGCTATTACTGTGAGCGATTTGTTGATTCAATACTCAATTTATGGCGATAAGGTTTTTTCAAACTCTTCAACATCTGATGAACTAGTTGCTGATTTTACATTCCGTGCAAATGAAACATCATGGCCTTCATATTTTACATTAGCTGTTGAATATCAACTTGCTGCTATCTTTGCTACTTCTATAGCAAGAGATGATGGGCTAGCCAATGCGATGGAGCAAAAAGCAGAACGACTTATGGCAAAGGCTCGTACACTTGACAGTCAACAGCAAACAACAAGAAAGCTTGTTACGAATAGGTTTAGGACTGAAAGGTTGAGTTAATGGCAAGGCTCAGAGTTCCGCTTTCTAGCTTCGAATTTGGAGAAGTTAGTCCGTCATTAACATCTCGTACTGATGTATCTGTTTATAATGCAGCTGCTGCAAAGATAAGAAACTTTTTTATCAAATCTGAAGGTGGCGTTGAAAAGCGTAGCGGCACACAAAACTGGCATACATTTACAAACACATACACAAAGCCAACATGTACAATAACAGTTACAGATTATGCTAATATTGTTGTTGGCACAGTAATTACTCTTAATTTAAATGATGGAACTACAATAACATTAACATCAGAAACAAGTTCTGCTGATGCGCCAAGTGCGTCAGTTGGAAACAATCATTTTTTCAGGCCGTTTACAGATAACAATACAACCGCTGATAATATACAGGCTGCATTAAATGCAGTTACTGGTTTAACAGTTGCAAATCCTGCTGCAAATGTAATTACTGTTACACGTGATGATCATGGTTCAATGAACCTTAATGTAATCACACAAGATGCAACACGCCTCGCTGTTACAAACTTTTCATCAAATCCATTACAGGTAAGAATTGAACCATTTATTTTTAGTGATGATGAAAGATATATCATTGCGTTTAGCGCTGGTCAGATAGAAGCATTTCTTCTAGATCCAACAAATAACTTTAATCCAAAAAAAGTATCTACAATAACGCAAGATTCAGCTGGTACAGCATTACCATTTACTCAAACAAAAGTTATTGAATTACAGTTTGCTCAACAAGCTGATGTTATGTTTATTACTCACCAGCTGTATCCAATATTAAAACTTGTAAGAACAGGTCTTGAGAGCTTTGTTGTGAACCCATTTGAGTTTGAGGTTTCAACAGATGGCCAACGTATTCAACAGCCATACTTTAGTTTTCAAGGTACTGGGGAGACTTTAACTAGTAGCCTTACTAATGGTAACGGTACGACTTTGACTACAAGTGCTGACTACTTTGTTTCTGGTCATGTTGGTACAAAACTAAGAATGCATGGAGCAGAAATAACTATTACAGCTGTTTCAAATGCTACAACTGCAACAGGGAATATAAGTGGTAGAATACGAGAACAGCTTGATATAGATGCTATTGAAACTATATCTGGCTCTAGCAGGATTCTTATTACTCATGCATTGCATGGTTTGGCTCCAAATGCGTCAATTACAATCTCAAGGGCATCAGGTGTTGGCGGCATTACAGCTGGTAATATAAATGGCACTAGAACAGTTCAAACTGTTCGTAATGAAAATGTATATGAAATTAATGCAGGAGCTGCTGCAACAGTTAGTACTGTTGGTGGGGGATCTCCAAGAATAGAAACAGGAGCAGCAACAACCCAATGGGAAGAACAGTCATACTCATCTCTAAGAGGGTATCCAAGTTGTGTAACTTTTCATGAAGGGCGTTTATGGTTTGCTGGTTCTCTTGCTCAACCCTCTGGAATCTGGGCGTCTCATAGTAATAACTTTTTTAATTTTAGTTTAGGTGATGGGCAGGATGACGAGGCAATAGATATATCTGCAAATGTTGGTTCGTTTGATCAGATTCGTCACATGGTTTCAAATCGTGATTTACAAGTATTTACTAGTGACTCAGAGTTTTTTGTACCTTCATTTTCCAATGCTCCTGTAACACCAACAACAGCGCAAGTCAAACGACAGACTCCGTTTGGGTCATCATTTGTAAGACCTGCACCTTTTGATGGCGCAACTCTCTTTGTGCAAAAAACAGAAAGTGCAATAAGAGAATATATATTCTCAGATACTGAAGGTGCATATGTTGCAACAAATATATCAACATTATCTCCACATCTTATAAGAAACCCATTGCAGCAAAGCCTGATAAAGGGCGCTCTAAATAAACCAGAAAGCTATGCATTTTATGTAAACAAGGATGGCACAATAGCTGTGTTTTACTCGTTGCGAGCAGATAAAAAGGCTGGTTGGTCATTGTGGGATACTAATGGATTGTTTCAAAGTATTTGTTCCGTTGGAGAAAGGCTTTTTACTGTTGTCGTTCGTGATGATGGCACAGGAACGAGTAAGTTTTATTTAGAAGAATTTAATAACACCATGCCAATGGACCATTGCAATGTATATAATGGCACAGGTGGAGTATTGTCAGGACTTAACACAGACTTTGAGAATGGTGCTGTTGTGAAGGTTGTTAGCGGTACAGATTACCTTGGTGAATATACTATCGGCTCTGCTCAAGTAAATGTTTCCGCTGTTGATAATACTGTCAAAACTGCATTTGTTGGATATGCATTTACACCTCAACTTGTCACATTGCCTGTTGATGGTAGGCTTGCAAGTGGCCCTTTAACTGGTAAGCAACGTCGAATTGCATCTGTAATATTAGATTTATTTGATACATTATCTGTATCTGTTGATGGTACAGATATGCTTATTAGAAATGTTACTGATGATTTTTCGATAGACAGATCGTCTTTTACAGGCAAGAAAGAATTTTTTGTATTCGGTTATAGCAGAGATCCGCAAGTTACAATATCTCAGTCTGCACCATTGGATTTACAATTAAACGGTATGGTTTTGGAGGTCGCTTACTAATGGCAGATCCATTTACTATTGGCCTAATGGCTTTTTCAACATTGTATTCTATGCAAGCAGCGCAAGACACCGCATCTATGCAAGCGCAGCAATATGAGCAAGCTCGTAAAGACGCAATACTTCAAGGTAAAGAGCGTCATAATGCTGCTATAGCAAATATGTCAGCGCATCTTTCTACAAATAATGCATTGGCTGGCTTTATGTCAGGCGACAATAGAAGTTTGAAACGAGTTGCAGATAAAATTCGTAAAGATGCTGCAACAGATGCTGGTCGTATTAATGCCAGTATGATGGCAGCAGCTTCACAAAATAGATTAGCTGGTCGTATAGCAGTGATGAAAGGCAATAACGCTGCTACCGCAAGCTTAATTGATGGTGTTTCATCTGCATATACACATGCTGCATTGTTCAAATAGGTGATACATGGTTGGAGTTATAAAGTCCAAAGGCCCTCAAGAATTAACTAGAGGGGCTGGCGTTCTTCAAATAAATACTGGCGCACAACAAGTTGCGGCTGCAATAGGTCGTGCAGCTGATCGTGTTGGGCAGGTTGCGTACAACCAATTTGAAGCAGAAGAAACTAAAAAAGGGAAAGAGGCTGCTCGTAAACTAAAGCTGCGTGATGAAAACGGGAACATTATGTTCCAAGACGTTACTTCTGAAATGTCACGTGTTGCACGAAATGCAGCTGAACCAATCATTAATGAGCGTTATGGGCGACAGCTTGCTATCGATATGGATAGGGAGCTAATTGATTTGCGCCGTGATGTAAAGTCCCATGGCAATGATCCAGAAAAGTTTAGAGAGTTAGCTACTGTAAAATTAGAAGGCATGATGTCTAGTGTGCCAGAAGATTTTATGGATGTTGGACAATCTACTTTGGATGGCGTTGGTGCAGAACGCACTATGGATCATTACAACCAACTTACTAGACAAAAAATCAAAGATGAAGAAACAGCTGCAATAACTAATCAGCTGCTAGGTATTCAAGACAATGTAAATACTATTCAAGCTTTAATTCTATCTGGTGATATGA